GGCTACGAAGAGATCAAGGACCGGATGAAAGCCCTTGCGATGAAATATCTGGAAAAAGGGGCAACGCCGGAGATTGCAGCGGCGACCGCATACGAGAAACTTTACAGCCAACTTTCTCAGTTGCAGACGCTACGCTCCAAGTATTCGGTGCTGCTCAATAAATAAAGGGAGGCATCCCCTCAATGCGAGGACACGATGGCCGCAATGAGAAGCGATTCCAAGGTGAAATGCAAGCGATGCGGGTTCCTCTGCGATGCGAGCAGAGACATAACCGGCGGCAAGTCGAGGATTTCACATCAGAGGATCGCGGTAACTTCTACCGTGGATTCGGAACCGCCTGTGTGGACTTTCCGCGCCGACGGGACAATCAAGGCGGACGGGTCTGCCCGCGCGGGCTGTAAAGCAGGATGCACCACCACGCGCTATGTGTATGACCCGGTTGTTACACCCGACCTGCTGTCCGCCCGATGTCCGTTCTGCGGGACAAAAAACATTTTGAATTGGAGACGATAAGGAGGCTTCTATGCGTGTTGTGCGCGATTTAATTGCCGGTAACGTATGCCCTCCCCCGATAGAGCTTTGGTATAACGGCGAAGTCGCCGCAGATTCCACTACCAAACGCTATAAGGGTTCGCTCGTGAAGATGATGGACTTTGATGATGTCGATCATGGGAAATTCTTCACGTTTGCGGGGGAAACTACCGCGCTGGAAAACATCGCTGGCATTCTGGAGGAAGAGCACGGAACCAGCGGGAACTACCTACCGGATGACGGGACGTATTCGTGCCGTTATCGGAAGGTCACGCCGATTTTCCCCTCTTCGGTGATCGAAGCGGAATACTCCGCTGCGGATCTTGCGGGAACGGCAAACTATGACACGGCGGCGACGGGAACCGCCGGAACCGACGATCTGACGATTACAGTGGTTCAGGATGAGCCTATCGGCGGTTGGGTGTATTTCCTCAACGGGTCGAATAAGGATTATCTCTACTATATCGACGATACCGCAACCACGGCCTCGGCACAGCTACTGCCGAATCTGAACTACGACGTGGCCGCGGCGGACGACTTCATCTATGTCGCTCCGCCCTGCACCAATCTCCTGCTTCTGGATGCGACCTATACCGGCCTCAAGTCGGAAATCGCATCCTCGTCTCGGACGCTTAGTGTTCAGGGGCTTTCCACCTGGATCGAGGCTCCGGGGATGCAGAAGCAGAGACTGGACTTCGCGAAGCACGCGGGGCTGAAAATCCCCAATGCGAGGTTCTATCATCACTTCGTCATCGTTCCCAAAAGCAAGAACGGCGCGACGACGTTATCAAACATTTGGGTTCATGGTCTCGAAACCACTGCCTAACAAGGAGGTTAAACAATGGCTGTTCCGAATGTAGCAATCAGTGAGAATTTCGGAGACCTCCTTGATGCGAGGTTCCGAAAAATCTATCAGTCGGAGTATAAGGAAGCCATCGACGAGTCGATGATTCCCATGCTCTTCAAGGTCATGTCGCAGAGTTCCGGGGCCGATTACAGGGTTTCCGGAATCGGCGGCATGGGGGACATTCCGACCTTTGACGGGTCGATCACCTACGATAGTTTCAGTCAGCTCTACGACAAGACCATCACGTTCCCCGAATACGCTTTGGGGTTCAAGGTGGAACGTAAGCTGGCCGACGACGATCTGTTCGGCATCATGGACCAGAAACCGGCGCAGTTGGCCGTTTCGGTCGCAAGGACGCGGGAGAAGGCGGCTGCGGCGGTGTTTAATACCGCATTCACCTCCACCGACAATGCCGACGGCGTTGCGCTGTGTTCTTCTTCCCACCCCTATTCCCCGGACGATTCCACGACCATCGACAATGCGGGAACTTCCGCGCTGTCTGCGGTTTCCGTGGAGGCCACCCGGAGAATCGGCCTCACTTCGATCTTCAACGATCGCGGCGAGATCGCGGATGTCAATTACGACACCCTTCTGGTTCCGGTGAACCTGGAGGAAACGGCATACGAGATCATCAATTCCAAGGGCAAGGTGGATACGGCGAACAACAACCAAAACTTCCACTATGGCCGGTACAAGCTGGCCGTGTGGCGGCGTCTGACGGACTCGAAAAGCTGGTTCTTCATTGACTCCGGTCTCATCAAACAGTTCCTTTACTGGATCGACAGGGTGAAACCAGAGTTCAAGAACGACCGGGATTTCGACACGATGATGGCCAAATGGTCGGTCTATATGCGCTTCGGCGTAGGGTCGGCTGATTGGCGGTTTATCTATGGCCATCTTGTGGCCTAAACCAACCGGACGGCGGGGGTAATGCTCAAAAGCCCCCGCCGATTCGCTGATGGGTAAAGGGCGGTTCGATCCCGCCCACCATTGCATGAGGGCGAAAAGGGACAGGGCAATGGTCCGGAAAGAAAGGGAAGCAAATGGGATTCACTAATTTTCCACATGGGATCACGAGTTTCGGAGTTCCGATTTTCGGCAGCGGCCAGCGGGACATTTCAGGCAGCACCTACTTTGTCGATAACAACAGCGGCAGCGACAGCAATGACGGAAGCTCGTTTGAGAGGGCTTTCAAGACGCTGGCGAAGGCCGTGGCGGTCAGCAACGTGGACATTGCCAGGGGGTCGGATAGATGGGCGAGACGCAATACCATCTATTACTGCGCCGACACGGAGACGGCTGATCTTGTGGCGTTCCCGAACAAGTGCGACGTGATCGGCGTCGGTTCCTACGATGCGAACACGAAACCGGGGATCACGGGTAACCACGTTCCGGTGAACGCGGGCAACTACGGAACGCGGTTTTACAATATCTGGTTCAAGGCCCCTGCTGATGCATCACCGATTGTCACGCTTGCGTCAACTTCCAGCAGTATACAGTTCATTAATTGCACGTTCTCCGCTACGGCCACCACGACCATAGGTATTCAGGCGACGGCAAGCCCGTTCCTGAAAATCTATGGGTGTCGGTTCCAGGGAGCCTATGTCACGGCGGCGATCAGTATTGCTAAGGGCGAAGCGGGTTCGACGGAGATTGTTGGCAACGACATCATGCAGTCGGCGGCGGTCGGCATCCTGATTAATGCCGAAACTACCTGTTCTTGGCCGAGCACCATCAAGGACAATCTGATTCAGGCCGCGACGATCACCATCGACGACAATTCTGACCTGTTCTACATCACGGGTAACGAGCTGATTAGCGCGGCTGCAGGCGCAACGGTCGGAACGATGGCGGACGAAATGCAGTGCGACCTCAATGTGTTCAGGGCGTCAAATAACAGGCTGGCTTGCTCCAACGTCTGCGGCGTGGCTGTGCCTCCGGTTGACACCACGACTTAACACTTAATCCCGAAGGGGCGGCGGGCAAACCGCCCCACATTGAATGAAAGTAAACATCATCGGCAAGGGGGCCGGGTGGGAGAAGGCTCCGATGGACGGCGAAAGTTGGGGGATTACGCAACTGTGTTTGCGCCGCCCCGTATCGCTGACCATCGACATGAACGTATATGATGATGGGCGATGGGGGGATGAGCAGGCGAGGGAAGCGGACGCGGCAAGACAATACTGTTTGGATCATGCCATTCCCTACATCGACCTTGCAACCTATCCCATCGACGACATCATCGGTCACTTCGGGACGGACTATTTCACCAATACCGTCGATTACGCCCTTGCCCTTGCGATCTATCGCGGCTATCGCGCCATAGACATGTATGGCGTGAATATGGCCACTTTCGGGGAATACGCCTACCAAAAGCCTGGGGTCGAGTTCTGGACCGGGATGGCGATGGGCCGGGGGATCAAGGTAAACGTCCACGGATCTTTGTCGGTGATCCTCAAGTCGAGGGACGGGCTGCTTTACGGCTACGACCGAAGGCAGTTGTGGGCTGAAAAGATGGCGCAGGAGATGAAAAGGCTTGCAGCAGCAGGCTAATGAAAAACGAGGGGGAGGGGGATGAAGCTCAAAAAAACGATATTCACGGTGAACGTGGATAATTTCGCGCCGGAAGTCACGGAAATCACGTTCCCATACATCAAGGCATACGCGCACAAGATCGGCGCGGAGTTCTTTGAAATCACAGCGAGGAAAAACCCGGACAAGCCGCCCGCATATGAGAAGTTCCAGATTTACGATCTCGGCAGGCTGATGCGAAACGACTGGAACATCTTCTTTGATGCGGACACGCTGATCCACCCGGACTATCCCGACATCACGACCCTGTTGAATAAGGATACGGTATGTTTCCACGGGAAGGACTTTGCGCCTATCCGTTGGCGGTATGACGAGCCGTTTCTGAGGGACGGGCGATACATCGGCGGATGCAACTGGTTTGCGGTAGCGTCCGACTGGTGTTTGGATTTGTGGCATCCGCTGGACGTGCCGATGGAATACGCAATAGACCAAATCTTTCCGGCGGTGTTGGAGTCGAAAACCGGGGTCACGCGAGAACATCTTCTGGACGACTATCTCGTAAGCCGGAACATTGCCCGATACGGCTTGAAGCATACCACGGCCATGAAGGTTCTGGAGCCATACGGGATTCAGATCGGATACATCTGGCACGACTACCTGTGCGGCCCGGAAGAGAAAGCGGTGAAGATGAAGGAAGCCCTGAAAAAATGGGGTTTGAAATGTCCGAAACTGTGGGAGGGGTAAGATGCGGTGCATTCGGGATATGGAGACGGTGCAAATCGAGCTGACGAACGCCTGTATCAATCAATGCTCGAATTGCACGAGGTTTGTCGGCCATGTGGAGAAACCGTTTTTCATGCCCGTTGAGCAGGTTGCGGAAGGTGTGGATTCGCTTAAAGGGTTTCTGCACATGATTGGCGTGATGGGCGGGGAGCCGCTTTTGCATCCGCAGTTCTCTGAAATCTGCAAGGTGTTTCGGGAGAAGGTTCCGTTTGAGAAGGCGGGGCTGTGGACCTGCCTGCCGGAAGGGAAGGAGCACTACCGGGAAGAGATATGCAGCACCTTCGGAAACATCTTCATCAACGACCATTCGCGGGATGACATTTACCATTGCCCCGCGCTGGTGGCCGGGGAAGAGGTGTTCAAGGGATTCGAGGATGACCAATGGTACATCTACGACCACTGCTGGCTGCAAAGATGCTGGAGCGCGTCGATCAATCCGAACGGGGCGTTTTTCTGTGAGGTTGCGGCGGCGATGAGCATCCTGTTTGACATCAAGGCGGGATGGGAAGTGAAACCGGGATGGTGGAAACGGGCCGTGAAGGATTACAAGGAACAGATTGAAACCTTCTGTCCGAAGTGCGGAGTGGCGATCCCTCTGGAGAAGAGGCGAAGCACGGACGGAAGGGATGACATATCCAAAGGCAATTACGAACGGCTGAAGGATACCAGCCCGAAGATCAAGGCCGGGAAGTATGTCATTCACGATTTGAGGATTGTTCGGGACAGCAAGCCGCTTGCGGCATACAAGGAGGAAGGATACCGAAAGGACATAGCGGCCAGATACGGGATGTTTCTTGTGCTGAATGACAGCAGGTATCAGACACCCTATTTGAAAAAGAATTGGAGGCGAGGGGATGAGTAAAAAGAAGAGCAAAGCATTGCCTGAAACGGTGTTTGCTTCGGACGCGCAGATTCGGGCCGTCAAGAACGACATTCGCGAATTGGAAACGATGTTGGAGAACGACAAGCGGCTGTTTACCAAAAGCCCGCGCATACAGGATGAAACGGCATTCAAGGCCGAAATCCTGAAAAAGCAGCAGTGGCTTGAACGGCATACCCCGCGGGCATTGAGGGGAGAGGCGGCGAACAAGGCATACAAGGAATACAAGCAGCTTGCCGAAAAACTGAAGGAGAATATGCCGAAGGCGTCGATGTTCTATCAGCGGTATCCGAGGGGGGATGATCCGCACACGAAGCACCAGAAATTTGAAGAGGCGGTGAAGGCGGAAATGGCCCTGCAAAAGAACCCGGAATTGAAACGCGCCATGTTCCGGTTCAACCACCTTGCGGCAAAACTCGACCCATCCAACCCGGAATTGAGAAGCGTTGAAAGGTTAAGGTCGCAAAGATGAGCACAACCAGCATCGAGCAGAATATCCTCTATGCCCTTGGCGAAGGCCAAAATTTAAGCGATACGGCTTTTCTGGCCTATGCCCTAAGATGGGCTAATCGCGCAAAGCGTGAAATTTTCCTGCGATACCGCTTCAAGTCCTTGCGTGTGAAGAGCATTTTTGAAACGACCATCGGCCAGCAGACCTATCAGGGGCCGGACGACTTCGCTGGATTTCTGACCGTCAAGGATGAAACGAACGATGACGTGATCGACCAGATCACCCCGGAAGAGTTTCAGCGCACGGTGGGCGGCACGTTCATTGAGAATGAAGCGTTCACTTCGGATCATGACACCGCCGTTGAGCTTGGCTATCCCGCGATTGTCCAATACACGGAAGTCGTGACCGACGATGAGGATGGAACGACGACCTACACGCGGGACACGGATTACGAGATGGATTACGTCGCCGGAACGATCACGGTTCTTTCCACGGGGTCCATGACCGACGCGACGGAGTATTACATAAACTACACCTACCGGGAAACGGGCAAGCCGTTGCAGTTCTGCTTTGATTACGATGCGACAAATAAGTTGTGGGTGTTCAGGTTCTATCCCGTTCCCGATGGGGCTTACAAGATTTCCCTGCTTTATTCCGCGTTTCCCGCCGATCTATCCTCTTCCGTCGATCCGATATGGAGCCAGTTTGAATATGCATTGGAGTGCGGGGGGATCTATTACGGCGCGATGGAATTGCTTTCCGACGCTCAGAAGAGGAGCGAATTAAGGATGCATTACGAGCAGCAGATTCAGGCGTTGATTCAGCTCGACAATGAATTAAATACGAAGCATCAGACAATCCCGGTGCGGATGAAGAAAACCGATTATTACGGGTGATCCATGCCAAAGAAGATGTTTGGTCCTTTTCTGTATGGGGTTGATTACAGCACGCCTCCGGCGCAGCTTAATGACACCGCGCTTGCGGACGCGGCTAATGTCATACCGTTGAGCAATTCGCTTTTGACCGGACG